TACCTTGGCCGTCTAGTGATGAATCAAATATCTCATCTAGTATTAATAGATTTGTATTGGTACTATTTTTCATTCTAGCAATATCACGCCATGTAAATAGTAAGGCAAGGTCAATTCTCATCTTCTCACCCTCACTAAAGTTATTATAATTAAATGTATCTCTAAATCTACTCTTAACTGTTTCATTAAACTCTTCATCTAAGTGAAATGAAATATAAAAATCCATTGATTGTAAATACTTATTGATTAATTGATTCATAATAGGTACATACTTACGAATTATATTTGCCTTAGCTCCTTTGTCATTAAGTATCTCTCTTAATACATCAACATATTCTTTTTCTTCTTGTACATCTGTTAGGTGTCCGTCTGCCACACCAAGGTCTGCTGACATCTTAGCTAGTTCAAGTTCTATCTTTTCAATGTCACCATCTTTTTGGCTAGCTGTAGAAATCTCTAGCTGAATTTGGTCGCTGTGTTTCTTCAATGCTGATAGACTTCCGTTTATCTTTGCTATCTCTACATTCATGTCTTGTATCTTGTTTGACATCTGATTGAATTGTGTCATCTTCTCTTCGTGTATATTGAGTTCTCCTACGAGCTGCTTGAGACCTGATTCCAGCTTGGAAATTGTTGAAGTTTCGTGATTGCATTTTTCTTCCTTAAAGTTTGCGTCTATTGATTGTGTACACACCGGACATGTGTCATTATCTTTAAAAAAACCTAGTGTCTTTTTATGTGTAGATATATTTTGTTCTATCTTAGTTTCAAACTTTTCTAACTCTTTAACCTTTTTGGTGGTTGTGTCATGGTCAATTAATGCATTTTGACTAACTGCAATGTCTTCATTTAATTTTTGTAGTTTTTGTTCATATCTTATCTTATTTCCATCATTTTCTACTATCTTATTTTGTTGTACCGTCAGGTTGTCGCTACCTTTGGTTTCCAGAGTGGTAAGATACTTTGCTTCAGTTTCATACTTGGTCTTTATTAACTCACATTGGTGCCTCACCTCCGTAAGTTTTTTTTGAAGTTCGCTCTGTTGGGAACGCAAAACTAAATCCATAAGGCCAAAAACTCTAATATCAAGTATCTCTTCTACAACTTCTCGTCTGTATCTTGGTTTCATCTTCATAAAAGGTTCGTAAGATGAAGAACCTAATAAAACCACCTGAATAAATGACCTGTAATTCAGTTTCATTATATTTGTTTCAAGATACTTTTGATAATCTACATTATTGGCGTCTTGATTAATAAGTTTACCATTACAAAATATCTCAAATAGATTTGGTTTTATACCTCTTCGTATAATATAGTTCTTGGTACCAACATCAAACTCTACCTCTACAATACAATCACCATTGTTAATGGTATTTACCATTTGTTCTTTTTTAATAATTCTAAATGGTCTGTTGAATAGTACAAAACATAATGCGTCTAACAAGGTTGACTTGCCTGTGCCATTTGTACCTACGATTAAAGTAGTTTGTGATATACTTAAATCTATTTCTATTGGCTGATTGCCTGTTGATAAAAAGTTCTTATATGATATTCTCTTAAATAGTATCATTCACTAGCTTCCATGTACAGTTCTTTTGCAAACTGTTTTAATTTTTGTTTATCTAATTTTATATCTGTCTGGTCGATATAGTTACCTAAAAATGTTAATGTATCTTCACCTTGTTCTAGTATATCTTCTCGTACTGAAGCACCAATATCTGTAGGGTCTTCTATTACATCAATAGCATGTATGTTTATAGAGTTATATAATCTGTCCATTAATCTTTCAAACATGTCATTGTCTGATTTATTTGATATGTATAACTTAACAAAACATTTATCATATTTTTTAGTATCTAGTTCATCATAGTTTGTTTCTTTATCATTATAGATAATTTTTTTAAATAAACTATTAGGATTTTCTACTCTTGTTAACTCTCTGGTCTCAGTATCAAATATATGAAAACCTTTAGGACATTGGTAGTCTGACCATGTCATCTCGTATTGTGTGCCAAGATAATAGATGTGACCATCATCTGATTTTTTATGAAAATGACCAGATAAAACTTTTTCAAATCTTTTAAATATAGACTTCTCTAAACCATGGTCATTAAAATGGCCGTTGTGCATTTCGAAACCTTTTACTTCTAAATGACCCATTGCAAAGGTAGCCTGTGTATTCTCTATTGTTCTAATACTTTCTGCCTCATTGTCATCACAAATCCATGGTATAAACAATATAGGCAAACCATCAAACTCAACTGTTGTTGATTGTGTGTACACCTTGGCGTCTTTACATATGTCAAGGTTTTGCATAGCATTGACCTCATTTGTGTTCTTATAATAAGTGTCGTGATTACCAATTATAATATGTGTATCAATACCTTGTTCATCTAATCTATTCCAAAATACTTTCTTGAAATTGTGTGCTGTATTGTGGTTGATAAACTTTCTTCTATCTACCACATCACCTAGATGTATTAATGTTTTGATATCATATTGTTGCATATATGGAAAAAACAATTCGTTGTAGAATTTGTTTTGAAATTCAATAAATGCTGGCGAATCATTACGACACCCGAAGTGAGTGTCATTCAATAGGGCTATTTTCATTATTTTTTCTTCTTAACTGGTAGTTTCTTTTCTTTCTTTGCTGGTTCTTCTTGTGGCATATTCTTTTTAAGAAACTCTGTAAATTGATTCTTAAAATCTCTGTCCTCACCAGGTTGTAATGTCATGTCATCATAATTAGATTCTGCAATCATTCTTTGTTTGATGATTACTTGTTTCTTTTCTTTTTGTATTCTTCTTATGAAAGCATAATATATAATTTGTGTAAAGTAAGCAAACGGATTGTTTGACTTCTCTGGATTAAAGTTATTTAAATATTGTAAACAGTTCTCAATACCATCACTAATCATATCATCTCTAAATGTATAGTTGATAAAATTAGGTCTGTACGATAAGTGATTCGCAATCTTTAAAAAACATTCTCCGACATAATCGGGTACTCTAGGATTTTTCTTCCCAGCCTTTTGAGCTTTATCAACAGTCTTTTTATACTCGACCATAGCGGCCAAGAATTCTTTGTTGTTGACATAATGCTCTGATTTCTTTTTAGTTGTTGCCATAATATCCTCAGTTTGTATCTATAATACTCTAAGTTGATGTGATTGTCAAGCTTAGGTTGTTTTTATTTTATTTCAAATTTAGTTTCATTCCACGGTTGACAATACTTTTTTTCTGAGTATAATAACGGTGTCCGTTTTCAGAAATACCTTTAAGTACCTAATGTATTGTCGGGTCATCCAAGTCATCATCAAACTCATCAAAGATTTCATTTAGTTTTTTATTTTCTTCGGGGGAGAATTGTTTTTGATGATAATTCTCATCTCTCTTAGGTTTATCTAAGTTATCATAGTTCTTAATAATCTCACCATAACTACCACTCATTTCTAGCGAGGCGTTAGTGATTGTCATAATCTTATCTTTTGGTATGGTAATAACTTTATCACCAGTATAATTAGTCCAACGAATCAAAGCAATGTAATCTCTGAAACCAGTTGGTGTCATCTGAGGAATATATTTAATTTGTAAAGGTTTATCTAACCTGAGCAATGCACCGGTGTCCGGTAACTGTTTGTCACCAGTCGGTAAAACAGTAACAATGTCGTCACCGTTAATTAATTTTATTATTTTAACTGTTTGATTCATTGTTTAACTCTATGTTGTGTATTTCATAATCAAAGTCTTCTTCACTATAGATATTTATCCTTTCTCTAAAGTGATTAAGTGTGTAGTTCTCTTTCTCATTATAAGACAAATCGTCTGCAATGTCATATAGTGTAGCAGAACCATTGTTATCTTTTAATCTTAAACCACGACCAATAGATTGTAAGTTTCTTATTCGTGATTTACTAGGAGAAGAAAAGATAATGTTGTGTAGATTACGAATATTGATACCGGTACTAAAGGTTCCGTAGCTTGCCACGATAATAGCATTGTCAGCCTTTTCTGTAAGTTCTCTAATCTTTTCCCTTTCATCTGTATCTACTCCTCCGTGAACATAAAAAACCTGTTTATCAGGTGCCTTTAATTTTATATCTTCATATAATTGTTTACCATGTTTTTCTACATACTGAAACAAACATAATGTATTACCATTTAGACCAGCGGCCAAGTTTCGTATAAATTTATTTCTCTTATCAGATTGTACTATGTAATCCATTTCTTCTTGATAGGTCATACCACTAGCATGTTTACACTCAATCGCACCATGTTTTAATATTAGACAGAAAATCTTTAAGTCAGCTAATTGTTTCTTCTCTTGCAATTCTACTGTAGAAACCACCTTGTTGACTGTACCAAACAGTCCTTCTAATACTAACTTGTGTGTTTGTGTACCATCTAAAGTACCAGTTAGTCCTATTCTATATGGGCATTTTTCTAGTTTTGTCAATATCTTAGTTAGTGAAACGGCCTTAAATAAATGTGCCTCATCACCTACTATCATACGAATATCTTTAAAGTATTTTTTAGGTTGTGTATAGATAGATTGCCATGTAGATATAATTACAGGTTTATTTGTTTCTTTAGAATGACCTTGATATATTCTATGTACAAATTTTTCTGGCGACCAACCATAATCTTTAAAGTCTTTAAACAACTGTTCAACTAAAGATGTAGTAGGTACAATAATTAATATTTTCTTCTTGTCTTCTTTTAACCGAAGAATGTTAAACCTAACAAGAAGATAGACAATAAGAGATTTTCCACTAGCTGTGGGTGAAAGTAATAAAGTCCTATTTTTTCTAACTGCATGTATAAATGCCTCCTTTTGGTAATCTCTGACCTTGAATGGAATATTTAGTGCTTCTATGAATTTGTCAACCTTTGCCTCATCAACTTTTGTGTCTTGTATCTTTGTACCATCAACAACTTGTACATTATTATCTTCACACCATTTTAAAATATAAGGATATAGACCAACATAGATTTGACCTGTCTGATATGAGAACAATCTAATCTTACCGTCCCATACTCTGTTTCTAAACTGAGGCATAAACTTAAAACCAGGTACTTCAAATGTAAAGAATTGTCCTAGTTCTCTTCGTATATCTTCGTCTGCTTCAATCTTTAAATAGACATCATCTTTTTTATCTATAATTATATATCTCGTTAAACTCATTTATAAAATCCATGTCATAAGTGAATATCTGTCACCTTTAATTACTTTTTTAACTTCATGTGAATACATAAAATTACTAGGAAAAACAACGCCTGAAGCCTTTGTTTGTTCTGGTATATAGTCACCATCACAAAATACAATTTCACCACCTTCTTCGGCAGTTTGTAAAAATATCAACGCTGTAAGATGTGGGTAACCATATTGTTGTCCGTGTGAATGATGTATATTGTCAATGTGATTTTTCATAAAACCACCCTCTGTGTAATGATTCATTCTAAAGGGTGTAAAACTTTGTGGTAATATTTTAGTATGTGTTTTTATATAATCATCAACCATACCTCTGAAACCAGTTTTTAATTCTTCATAAAACTTATCTTGTTTATTAATCCAATACTCTTTCATATCCACTCTATCATTTGTTCTAGGAGATATGCCATCACTTGTAGAAAAAGAAGATTGATTCCATTCACCATTAGTATGATAGTGATGTATTACTTCATCAGCCAGATTACGACTAATTGCAAAAGGATATGTTTGAATAAAATCTGTTACATGCATTAGATAGCACCACTAGTAAACTTACGCCAATCAATTGCGTTCTTGATTGTAAAAGTTCTATTAGTGATTTGTCTAATTGTTCTATCTAGGAAATCGACACATGCTTGTAGATAATCAACCTTTTGTTTTGCCTTAATATAATCCTCATCTGAGTAAATATATTGGTCGACATCTTGTCTTAGTAATTTAATGTTAAAAGGTTTTTGTGCATATACTGAGGCGTCTGCCTTACCAGTATAGTATTCCCAAAGTTGTCTTTTTGTATTGTACAAATCACCCTCAGCACGACTTAACATTAACTTAAACTTAGTTAAATGTTTCAGGTACTTGTTGTGTAATTGAGGTGTTTTAAGTGATTCTAAATCAAGTTCAGTATCGTTAATTTTTAAATCACTATCAGCTTGTTCTTGTAGTTTTTCTAAATCCATAATAAAGGTATCCTATCATAATATTAATAAAATGTAAAGCTTCTAAGAGGTTGTTTCTGCTGTTCTTCCTGCACCCTTAGTAGCGAATTCGTATATCTTGTACTTCATTGTAACAGAGGCCGATAAGTAATCTACATCATTAGCCTGTTGGTTAAAATTCAATGCTGACAATGACACAGGAAACATATCTGAAAATCTTACTTCTATATTTGCTGTATTTTTACTAGTCAAAACATTTAAAGTTGCGTCTGAGAAGACAGGACCTAACGGCATAGGAGAACCTGTCACTTTGCCTGCGTCTGTTACTGCGTCACTCTTACCGACCACAGGAAATCTATCCTTAGCGGCATCCACAAGTGTTTTAGCTTGCTTATGGTCTCTAGGAAATCCTAATCCTGTCAACCAACCATGTATCTCTCTATAGTTTTCTAAGTTCTCATCTACCAAGAAGGACATCTCTAGGTCACCATAATTTAATATAGTTCCTGGTACAGGTATTGACTTTAAAGGTGTTGCGATATCTACATTTGATAGTGTGACACCTGGTATATTTACTGAGGTACAGAAATATTCCACCTTTGGCAGTTTTAGTAATTGAAACTTAAACTGAGTAGGAGAAGCGTAGTCAAACTTTGTAGGTTGTCTTGAATATGCATTAGTAATTGTCATACTATTATTTATCCATCCTGGAGGAAGGCCAAAAAAAAGGGCGCCGAAGCGCCCTTTAATATTACTGTTGAAAACTCAACAAATATTACATCAAGTTAGTAACTTTAACTCTTTGGTAGTATCTGTTAGCGTTAGCAGAACCAGCGTTGTCCACAACTGTGTGAGCACCAGAAATGGCACCTGTTTCAGCAAATGGGTTAGCGATAAGACCATATCTAGTCTTGAAGCCAATTTTTGGTTGGAAAGTATCTTGACCAACTGCTCTCACCATTTGTAGTGGAACATATGGACAATAGAACATACCAGCGTCATAAGGTGAAGTACCT